CTGAACTTACACGTTTCTTGGAAGAAAAGAAGGAGGTGTCTCCTCCTCTGGATCATCATACTGCGGTCGTAGATGACCCTATACCTCCTCCGCAGCCCGGAAACGCTTTGACAAGCGTACCCTGCTCTGATTATTCCTTTGAGAACAATGTTTATGATGCTTTTCGCTTCGACGATGATGATCAATCACCATCACTCGCGTGCGAAGACTCTGAACATCAGACTGCTGAAATTTGTGTTTATGACGATTGTCATACACATAATGGCCTACATCAACCATCTACTGTTACTATGGACGAATTTCGTTCCCAATATCGGGAACATGCTGTACCACCTGTTCAGAATTTCGTTTCTTCGAAAGAAGATGTCATCATTCCTCATGCCCTTGATACTCCTCGCGCTCCAGTTTACCGTGAATATTCTCAAGCAGCTCGTTTCGTTCAGCGTAAATTTGCTGACTTCGCCCCAATCAATATTATTGGTCACGTGGGCCGTACTACTTACCAAGGCTATCGTCCCAATTACAATATTGATATTGCCAAGATTCCATCTAGTGTTCTTGATTGGTTTTTCTCTAAATCTCCATCTGAGAAACCTGCTGATGAGCTTGTCGTTGAACCACCAGAGGAAGATGTTATCATTCCTCATAGCGATTCTCGCACAGTTCCTGATCATCATGCTCTCAACGGCACTCCTCCACCACCTAAGTATGGCTGGGATCCTATTGCTGAAATCTTCCGTAATCTGCCTTCCCGTTATAATACCATGTTGAAGCAAATCGCTCTTCATGGTCCTGTTAATGAGCAAGCCCAGCACTTCTTGGTCCTCATTCATATCATGTACGGCAGTATTGATGGTGCTCAGTTCAACACTCTTTACCAACAGGACTTCTGGTGGAAGAAACTCGCTTCTGCCCGCCTACTCTACAGAGCTTGCACTTGCATCCGTGGACCACTTATGTCCAAATATGTTCTACGTGAATACCGTCAACAAGTCATGATCTCTTACCTTACTGCTGGTACCGATTCTATCGTTCCACATATGTTTGCAGGCGATATTGACTCTGATAGTGACGATGACATGCCTGATCTTGAGCCTCAAGCTTCCGATCCTGAGATGCTTCCTATTCCTTCCGCTGAAGAAATTATTTCTATCTGCTCTCCTCTCCCACAGGAACTCGTTGCTCAGAACAAGTTTTTGCAGGATGTTAGTAGTCGTTACGTCGAAAGGCGCAAACAACGCAAAGCCGAGCTTGAAGCTGCTTCAGC